TATTAAATTTAACTAAAGAACAAGCTAAACAAATATTAGAAATGCTTGAGAGTTTACGTAGTATTAATGCAATGACAGATGATAAGTGTCCAATAGAGTATGAACAAATATGTAAGTTAGATGGCATGGAACATCAGCTTGCTAACATAGTAGATGCTACAGTTGAGTGTGAACATGGTCACTATAGCAGATGGGGTGGAGCATATGAATATAAATAACCTAGCAGACAAGTACTATTTGTCTAATGATTTCAGTACGTTAGCTGATAAAACTAAAGTAGACTATCAATACTGTTCAGGTATATTGTTAGCTACTAAAGTTGATGGCAAATGTATGGCAGAAATACGTCTTACTAAAATGTCAGGTGCGATAGCACGAAGAGCCTATGAAAACTGGCTTGGTCGTGGCGTGTACTTGGCTAATGCAGTTACAGCAGTAGCACGTAAGATGTATTCGTTTGGAATGGAGATGGGGTATGCAGAAACAAATCCCTTCTCCACTTTCAAGAGGAAAACACCTCACTCAAGGAATACTATGTGGCAAAAAGAACAGGTAGTACAGTTTCTAGACGTAGCATACTCTGATTTTAAGTACAGGAACATAGGATTAATAGTACAAATGGCATACGAATGGTGTCAAAGGGTAGGTGATATGCGATTGTTACAGTTTTCTAACATAGATTATGACAAGAGTGTGCTAAATTTGCAACAGTCTAAGAGAAGAAGTGTAGTACACCTACCTATTTCTCTTGACTTATTGGAAATGCTTAAGCAACAGAAGGAAGAATATGATTTCCAACCCTATGTTGCACCCTATCCTACTGCAAAGAGAGGTGTTTACTCCCCTTATACAATGCAAAGGCTATCAAAAGTGGCTCGTAGAGTTATGGACTTAGGTAAATTGCCTGACACACTACGTATTTCTGACTTAAGAAGGACAGGAACTATAGAAATGGTGGAAGCAGGGGTCTCTATGGGTCAGATTATGTCTGTGACAGGTCATGCTAACCCTCAATCAGTCAAACCATACATGAAAAATACGTATGCTAGTGCAGAAAATGCATTGACACTACGAAATAACCATGGTAAAAGCAAGTAATTGCCGACAAGGAGAGTGATATATGAATATAAATACATACATTAAGGACTTAGACATAGGAATAGGTGAGAGTAAACGACTCAACTGCCCTGTGTGTAATAGTTACAAGACATTTACTGTGACTAATAACATGGGTCAGATGCTATGGAACTGCTACAAGCTATCATGTCAACTGTCAGGCTCAAAACGTATGCCTTTGTCAGCCAATGATATCAAAATGCATACACTTAATATAGAAAAGAATAGTGAACCCTTCGTAATGCCTGAGTATGTAGTGCCTTACGATAGGGAAAGTTTCTATAACATACCTAATGACAAGCTGATGTATGATGTGAAAGAACATAGAGTGGTGTTCCCTATCGTACATGATGGCAGAGTTGTTGATGCTAGTGGTAGGTCATTGGGTAAACGAATACCTAAATGGAAAAGATATGGAAAAAGTGACTTGCCTTTTGTCTCAGGACATGGTAGGGTCGCAGTAGTTGTTGAGGATTGTGTGAGTGCTTCAGTTGTAGGTAGTGAAGTATATGTTGGGGTAGCAGTATTGGGTACGTCATTAACCGAATCACATAAGAAGTATCTCTCACGATTCTCGGCAGCAATAATAGCACTAGACCCTGATGCTCTACCCAAGATACTATCATTCGCTAAAGAACTAAGAGCATATGTGAATGATGTTAGAGTGCTACGATTGCAAGATGACTTGAAGTATAGGAAGGAAGATGATATAAAAAACTTAATTAAACTAACCCCAAAGGAGAACCAATATGGAACTATCATTACTACGTAGCTTGATGAACCAAGAGTTTTATACCGAGCATCGTGGCTCTAAATGTCCTGACAGATTATTTAGTAAAGATGCTCGTAAGTTAAAGCACACGATTGATTATGCTATGAATAAATATAAACGAGATGTAACACCTGATGAGGTGGAAGCATTGTTCATGGCTAACAATCCATCTATGACTACTGCACAAAAGCTAGGATATAGTTCCTTGTTTAACACAGTGAAGCGAGAGCAACCTATGGGTAGTGACGTAGCACAAGATGTGTTGTCCAAACTATTCCAACAGATTATAGGAGAGGACATAGCCAACTTAGGATTTGATTATGTCAATGGTACAGAGAAAAGTCTTCGACCACTACGTGACTTACTAGAGAAGTACAATGATAACTTCTTACCTGAAGTCAAGATAGAATGGGATGACATTTCGTTTGATACTATCATGGCTAAACAGTCACAACAAACTAAGTGGGCATTTAATATACCTGAACTACTACGTAAGGTTGGTGGTGTTAACTCAGGGTACTTGATAGAGATAGGAGCTAGACCTAACACAGGTAAGACTAGCTTCCATGCTTCTATGTTGGTAGGTCCGGGTGGTTTTGCTCAACAAGGTGCTAAGTGTACTGTACTATGTAATGAAGAGTCTTATGACAGAGTTGCCTATAGATACATACAAGCATCAACAGGATATAATAATCAGCAACTACTTGACAATGGACAGGAAGCTAAGAGGTTATACACAGAGATTACTAAGAATGTAACTGTCAAAGATGTTAGTGGTGAGGATATGTCATGGGTTGAGACTATGTGTAAGTCAGAGAAACCTGACGTAGTTGTATTGGATATGGGAGATAAGTTTGCTTCAGGTAGTTATAGTAGACCTGATGAGCAGTTGAAAGCAAATGCAATATATGCTAGACAGATAGCCAAGACTTATAATTGTGCTGTCTTCTATATGTCACAGTTAAACGCTGAAGCAGAAGGAAGACAGGTACTTAACCAAGCCATGATGGAAGGTTCAAGGACAGGTAAGGCAGCTGAAGCTGACCTTATGTTATTAATAGGGCAACCTGCTCAAGTAGAAGGTATTACGGATGAACAACCTACCTTACGACATCTCAATGTGGTTAAGAATAAAATCACAGGATGGCATGGTATGATACATTGTAACCTAGACCCTTACACAGCAAGGTTCTCAGCATAAAGGAGTAAGACATGAAGCTTACATTAGATGTAGAAAATACTGTCACTAAACGTGATGGCAAGATGTATCTCGACCCATTCGAGCCTGACAATAGACTTGTTATGGTAGGATGTTTGACAGATACAGGTGAAGAATATCTATATAGAGATAACTTTGATGGTGTGCAAGCACTGTTAGACAAAGCTACTATATTGATAGGACATAACATAGCATACGACTTGATGTGGCTATGGGAATGTGGATTCAAATATGATGGTCCTGTGTTTGACACGATGTTGGCAGAGTATGTTATACAACGTGGACAGAAGCAACCATTATCTTTGGAAGCTTGTGCCAATAGGTATGAGTTAGATACTAAGAAGCAAGACACCTTGAAAGAATACTTCAAGCAGGGTGTAGGTGTAGATGAGATACCACCTGACGAGTTGTCTGAATATCTATCAGCAGACTTACATGCTACACAGCAGTTATCTGATGTGCTGTATGGCAAGTTACTTACTACAGATAGTAAGCTGATGGAGTGTGTTGTACTGACTAATAGAGTGTGTGTTACTCTTGCTCATATATATCATACAGGTTTTGCTGTTGATGTAAGTAAGCTAGAGGAAGTTAGGTTTCAATTTGAGACAGAGAAGCAAGAGACTGAGAAGCGATTGCAGATACAGATTAGAAACATAATGGGTGACACACCTATTAATCTAAACAGTCCAGAGCAAATGTCTTGGGTTATCTACAGCAGAAAACCTCATGACAAAACTATGTGGGCAAACAGCTTTACTCCTTATATGGATAAGGTATCATACAACGATACTGTATCACGTAACTCAGATATACTATACAGAACTAAGGCTGTATCTTGTAGAGAGTGTAATGGTACAGGTCAGATAAGAAAGGTAAGAAAAAATGGAACTCTCTACACTGTTACAAATAAGTGCATACCTTGTTCTGCTAGTGGCTATATTTTTAAGCCCAATCAGATAGTTGCAGGGTTAAAATTCAAAGCACCGAGTGCCAAGTGGGTATCTGCTAATGGTTTTGGTGTGTCTAAGACGAACCTAGATATGCTACAGAGCATGGCTAAACGTTCTAACATGGCAGATGCCGTCAACTTCTTGACCGATGTCAAACGTTTGTCAGCTTTGGAAACATATCTAAGTTCTTTTGTTGAGGGTATCAAGGCTCACGTTAAGTCTGATGGTAAGCTCCACGTGAGATTACTACAGCATAGAACCTCAACAGGTAGGTTCAGTGGTGCTGACCCTAATATGCAGAATATGCCTAGAGGTGGTACGTTTCCTGTCAAGAAGGTATTCGTATC